CCTGGAGTATTTGCATACGCTGGATTGATACGGCTTTTCAAATGTTCTAAGTTAAAATTTGTCATTGGTATGGCTGGGTTAAACATGAGTGACATCACTCAGCGGCTTGCGGGCTGGTGGTTTAGGTTTAGCTAGTTCTGATTCAATTTTCTGTTTTAGAAAATAGGGCAAACTATATTCACTATCTAACGTTGATAAAATTTCTCTTAATAATGGCTTACTCATAAATCATTACCATGCATCGCTTTTTCAACAGCTCTTGCAATCATCTTAAATTCAGTGATCGTTAAAGGATTTTTTTCGCCTATTGTTTTGGTTCTTAATTTTCTTATCTCATCGTATCCAAGTGCCTTTCTAGCTAGTGGTGATGTGTAAAGTGGTATTTGTTTTTCTATACCGCAATTTTTTAAAAACTCATTAGGTGTTTTATCTGATTGTAAAAACTCACTACCATTGTCAGTAATAATAAGCCACGCAACCGGCTCAGGCTCAGGATTTGCCAGTTCGACGCTGATGTTGGCTAAAAGATCATCAAGTCTTTTAATAGCCGAATCGTTTGAATATTTCACGTTTAGCAAGTGCTGTACGCATTTTTTCAATAACTCTCTTTCAACACTCATAAATCACCACCTTCTTTCCTTTCTTGCATCTTTGCAAGTGATATAAAACTCTCTAAATTCTTCCAAATCATATTTTCCAGGCGTTCGGCCTTTTGCGCCTAAAGATACCGACTCTTTAACAGGCAAAGGTGCGCCACTTCTACCGAGATAATGCCTGATTCTCGATTCCGAAAGCGACAGCTTCTTAGATAGTTCTGATATTGTTACGCTTGACATGTTTTAATTGTTTCCTTAAAAAATCCAATCGGCCTTGGTGGGTTGCGTGAATGCGTTTAAAGCTTTCCTTTTCGTCAGCTATGGCTTGTTTTAGTTGCTGTTCTAGTGTCATATTGCCTCGAATATTTCAGGTGCTATTTTGTGCAATTCGTTTTGAATGGCTATGGCTACCTCTCGAATCTCAGATTGTGCGCTTTTACTGGTTCGCAGTTTTAGAAAGTCTTTCCACGCATGATAATTACCGACAACATACAACTCTGTTGCTTGGGATTGTGGTAGTAGATAACGTGCATCCTGTTTTTTTAACCCTGCATTTATTGCAGCGGAATACAAATCTCGCGCGTACTGCTCAAGCTCTATCCTTTGTTCTGGGTGCAGTATTTCAGGCCATATAAAATCACATTCTGATTCATCACAATACCGGCTTGATCTTACAAGGTAATCAAGATGTTTAGACCTAGTAAACTGAGCCAAGCAAACCCGACTAATACCTTCAACTTTGAATACTGCCATACCAAAGCGCAATACTGATAAATGCCCAACTTCAATAATATGTTTTAAGCGTTTTTCATCGCTTCCTTCTTTGCCGTAACATATACCGGCATATTTGCCCAAGTTAATAGGGTTTGTGTGTTCTTGTAGGGTTACTTTCATATAAAAGGTAATGTGTTTTTGTGGGTGACTCTCAGATACATATCAACAAGCCTGATTGATTCTTTCCAGCCTGTAGCCGCGTCAAATCTGTCTTGTTTCACGTTCTGAATATTTAACTGATTTGCGCCAGTGATTTCAGCAATATCTTTAGCTGTGTAACCGGCTTCCGCTATCTCTTGAATCATTAGCGGGAAATCTACATCCCGCACTTTTTGTTTTAGCCTTGTTATATACATGTTTTTTTCGTTCTGCTATTAGTTTATCGCTGCAATGTACACAGCGTTTACGGGCGCGGCTGGTAGTTTGAACCAATAAGCCGCACTCGCATTTAAACTCGATTATTCTGCTTTGTGAGTCTTTCCAGGTCATTATTTAATACCGTGGGCTTTTTCGATGGCTCTTGCAAATTGCACAATCTTTTGATTACAACTTGGGTAATTGTTTCCTTTTGCCAATGTCAATATTTCATTATCACTTAGCGGCTTGCGGGATGTTGGTGATGTGTAAAGCGGGATAGGTTCATATCCATTAACCTTGGTTACAACGCCCATGCCTTCTGTTGTCCATGATAAAAAATCTGCAATATCGCCGGTCATAGTGTGACCTTTTAAGATAAATGCAACAGGCTCAGGCTCAGGCTTTGCCAGCTCTGCTTCAATCCTGGAAATCAAGCTGCCCGTTGCGCCATAAAATCTAAGGTACTGAAACAGTTCTTTTAACAACTCTCTTTCAATGCTCATTTTGATTTACTCACTATTGCATATTCATTTATCCGTCCAATGCACGGCCTTGCACTCCAATCAACTTCATTGGCTGGCATTGGGATGTGCCAAACTCCGCCATAACTGCGGTACGTGACCAGCTTATTGACAGTTTCTAGTGGTTGTTCTTTTGATACGTGTAATTTTCCAACTATCATTTAATCACCAATGATTGATTTCTAACGAGTTCAGCACCTAAACAACCACCAGCATTTTTAATGGCTGTTTTGTCCACCTCTTTTTTAATCCTGAAAAACTCATTTGGTATAAATGATTCATCAATAATGTTCACGGATTCAGGATTGTTTCTTAAGCTGATTGTGAAATAAGGGCATTCAATTTTATTAATGCCGGTTCGTTGCATGTTTTTGAGTATGTAACTTTTAACCCATGCAATGCGCTTTTCTTTTGCTAGCCGCCTTTCTTTTATGCTGGCTTCGGCTTGTTTCATGGCTTCAATTTCAACTTCAATATTTTTAAAGAAGCTAACACTAGCAATGGCTTTGTCTTTAAATTCACCTTCAATTGCTTCAAGAGTGTCATTAATGACTTCCTCCGGTAAATCATCAAAATCAGCCATTGCAAGAAAGGCGTTATTGTATGTATCTGCTATTTCGTAGAGTTTCATTTTTCATCATTCCAGTGTTTACATCCATTCAATTTATTAAATGTGTCTGGTATAGCTTTTTGAAACCATCCACACGCATCGTTATCGAACCATTTACAGTTTTGGCACGTTGTTTTTAATAACGGTATATCGTGGCGTTTTTCAGTTAATGAGCCACGTTTCGACCATATTGCTAGGCATTGTTCTAAATCCTCCCATTCTCCCGGCTGTTCATCTATCAACGCTTGATGTTCGTCCATATCACAATAAAACCAAACATCAACAGGGTTTAATTTGTGACGTTTGCAAGCCTCCTCAAACTGTTTGACGAATCTGTACGGTGTCATGCTCAAACTGATAATCTAAAATCTTTGCGTATTTGCCGCGAGTATCTAGCAGAATTGATGTGGGTTTTGCTAAAAATCCAGCTAAGGCGCACTCAATATAAACACCGTCAATCAAATTAAAATCACTGTCATAACTTCGAGCGTTCCACCACTGTTCAGCCTTACTTCTAGCCCAGCCTAACGGGTGAAATACACACACAAACTCACTAGCCACTTTTACTGGCCACAAGCCCGACTCTTGAAAGTAATCCACGCGCATAGTGTTTGGTTTACCGTCTTTGCCTGGGTGTCTTGTATAAGTAACCTTGTCTACCTCGAACCATTCCGGTTCATAATCAGCCGATAGAATGGCTTTACTGCTTGCCTTGTGTTCTATCTTTAAAGCCTGTGGTGGAAATTCATACCCACATTCACAAGAACGAGTTGAGGCATAGACAATCGTTTCGCACTCAGGACAGACTTTTACAGGCGCTTCACCTTCGCCTTTTGTCTCGCGTTTATCCCTGATTTGTATCTGGTCTATAGGTCCATGCCGGTTAATATTTCCGGCGTAGTCCATCACCAAACAATCTACTTTGCCGGGTGCAATCCGCAGGCCACGTCCAGCCATTTGAACGTAAAGCCCTGGGCTTGCCGTTGGGCGTAACATAATCAAGAAATCTATGTTAGGCACGTCAACGCCAGTAGTGAGGCAATTAACGTTTGCCAAGCATTTAATCTCGCCATGCTTGAGCTGATTCAACAGTGCATCACGCTCTTTAGCGGGGGTCTTGCCTGATATAACCGCACAATTCACGCCATGAGCGTTTAACCAGTCGGATACATGGTGTGCGTGTTTAACGGTCACACAGAACACCAAACCAGTTTTACGATCCTCAATTCTTGGCAAAGCATCCAGCAAAGCGGCTTCGGTTACATCGTCAACAACGGCTTCAAGCTCCTCAGTGATGAATTCCCCACCACGTTTATGAACTGCACTGGTATCAATCACAAATCCGACTTTTTTAGTCGTCAATCGGGATAAATAACCAGCGTCCAGCAATTCATTAATATCAATACTGCCTGCAATGTCAGTGAATAAGGCATCCTTGCCTTTGTGTAGATAACCACTGTCCAAACGGTAAGGTGTGGCAGTTAAACCTACCACCGGGACTTTGCCGCAAATCTTATTCATATCGGCGATAAACTGCCGATACATACCGCTCCCCCGTTGCGGGATTAGGTGGCATTCATCAATGAGTATTAATGAAAAATCACCCAGCTTGTGCGCCTTGTTGTAAACAGACTGAATGCCACAAAATAAAACCTTGTTATCAGTCTGTTTTCTGCCAAGGCTTGCAGAATAGATACCCGGCTCAGACTCTGGATAAATTGCTATTAACTTTTCAAAGTTCTGCTGAATCAGTTCTTTTTGATGCGTCAAAATCAAGACTCGACGACCCCCAAACTTCTCCAGCATGTCTTTTACAATCATGGCAATTAACAGGCTTTTGCCTGCCCCTGTGGGGGCTTCCAGCAACGGGTTATGTATTAACCCGTCACCTTTCCTATCCCTGAACCATTGCCATAAATCGGCAATGGCTCGGCTTTGGTAATCGCGTGGGGTAAACATCAGAACGGAATATCATCTTCAAATTCTTCACTAGCTTGAGCCGGTTCCGGTGTCGCAACTTTTGCAGCTCGATAGCCTTTAATCGCATTTCGCCATTCATCCGTGCCTTTTTGTTCAGACATGTATTTGTCCTTTTCAACGTCCAGGCTAACGACTAGATTTTTGTCGTGTATCTGGCTGGTGTCTTTCAGGGCTTTGACTTTCAACGCTTCGCATATTTGTTTAAGCCTGGTTTGCGCTATGCCTTGTGCGGTTTGGTTTTGATGTACCACACACAGGTTTTCAAATACCATCCGATTCTTGTATTTGCCATCCTGAACCACTAACTTTAAAGTTAAGTTTGTGCCAGTACCGGACTTGTTTTGTGCAATTTCGGAATCGGTGATTTGTACCAAGTATTCACCTTTTGGCAATGGTGAAAAGTCTGTATTGACTTCTTCAACTGCCGCAGGATTGAAAGGGGTGTTTCCGAATAGTGATGATAAATTTGCCATGTTATACTGCCTCGTTTTCGCTGGTTAAAAATTCTTTTCGCTCGCTGAATTTAGGTTTCAGGTTCGCTTTTTGTTCGGTACTGAGCATTTGCCAAATGCTTGTTAGTTCAACAATTGATTGTGCTTCGTCAATCATTGCGGCGTAATCGGTTTGGGGTTCTGGTGTGATTTCCGCGCCGGATTCGAGCCAGTTTTTAAGAATTGCTCCGGTTTCGGGTGTGATGGGTTTTGGGTCTTTATCGACAAACAAGCCGGTACGGTCTTTGCTGGCTGTTGCATAGTGCCCATCGTGGATAATGTCCAGCACTAAGCCAAATTCATACTCTAACCCATCCCGTTGCTCGGCTTTCATGCCAAGCTTGACCACTTGTTTTTTGCCGGTAATGCTTTCTTGTTGGGCGGTTTCTGTTTTGCTCCGTATCGTGGTAATCACGTGCATCTTGCTTTGCAGAATTCTGTCTACAAATTTGCGATGTCTTGCACTGGTTTCATTCCATGCGCTCCAAGTGTTGCCGCGAAACTTTGACTTTGCTATTTCTTCATTGATTTCCAGGCAACCACCTTGTCCACTCCATTCGTGGGTAGAGCTGTCAATAATTAGAGTTTCATAACCCGCTTGTTCGGCTGAATCAATCGCTTCAATAAAGCGTTCAGGCGAGTAAGGGGCTTGCAGTTCCAGTACGTCAAAATCAACTAAGTGTTCGTACAGACTTGCGCTGCCATGCTCTGTGTCAATCACGGCAATGGTTCCTCCTAAGCCTTTTGCAATCTGTAACGCTCCCCAAGTCTTGCCACTACCTGCTGGGCCAGTTAAAGCAAGGCGCAATTTACTTTTCTTTTTCTGTGCTTTTTGAAATTTCATATCGTTACCCACTTAGTTTCGTTGCTTCGTTTTTCGGCTAGTTCGTATGCTCTCCCGTAGGCTTCTACATACGACTTAGATTTTTTTTGCGGTGGCACTCCTAGTGCAAAATCACGCTCAGCCAGTGCAATTTGTGCCTTAATCACAATGGCTTTGATAATTGAGCGTTTCATGTTGAAAACTCTTGAATCGCCTTTTTTTCGGCTTTTAACTCCCAATATTGGCTTATCCAATTGCCGATCATGCCGCCAATTGAATCAAGTTCCATTTCAAGTGATGTTTGCAAGATCAACTCTTGAGCATCACTCAAAGACCCTAGAGCCTCGCCTATGTTTTCACGGGTGAATGGGTAAAACTCAGCGCCTTTTTGCATAAGTTCTGCAATACGCTTGTTTAGTGCTTGTTGAAAAGAATCTGCTACCATTTCACCATGCAGATGGTCATCAATCTGTTTTGATACGTGGCAGTAAGTCATGACTTTTTCTCTACTGGTGCTTTGGCGATGTTCAACGCCTTGATTTCAGCTTTGCTCATTTCTGACTTTGCCAAAATCTTGCCTTCGGTGGCCTGCATGTACTTAGTGCGGTAGTAAATATCAATACTGACTGCATAAGCCATGGCAACCAGCACGGCGGCTACGATTAAAAGGTGCTGGTTAGCTCTACGCTCAAGATCGTCAAATCTTGAATCGTGGCGTAATTTGCCAGTTCGCTCTAAGTTTTCGCGGTTTTTCAATGTTTCTGCTAGTGACATTGTTTATCTCCTATGTTTGATTGAAGAAAGCTCAAGCCAGTGAGAGTCCGACCCCTATGCTGGTCTATTATTTGAGCTTTCAAGGCTGGCGACTGTCCCGAACTCTGTCCCTCCCTGCCACAGTCGCAACGGTGGTCGGCTAATCTCGGTGTGGGTACTACAATCGCCAGCATTCAAAACTCATTAAGCTTTCAAGGCTGGCGACTGGGGAGATCGTCCCGGCTGCTATAGTCAGCACTCAATCGCCAGCATTCAAAACTCATTAAGCTTTCAAGTGATTGGATGGGGTATCAACAGTTATTAGCCGACTTTCGATATGCGTACCGGCCACCATCCAATCCTTCAAAACTCAAGTGCCTGATTAACCATCACAGGCTTAGGTTTTTATGAGCCTTTCGCTTTCGGCGGAAGGGTTTTTACTCACATCCCAGAGTAATCAGTTACCTGAATCTGTTATTAAAAACAAAACAGGCTTTATCAAATTGAGCATCGTAAGCGCGTGATGCGTGGCAGGCATCAATAAACGCTCTTAGTTCTGCTTGAGTCATGGTTTCAAATTTTGTTTGTCTTTTTGTTTTTGCTTTCATTTTTATTCTCCAAAAAGACCCCTGTTTCCAGGGGTTGAGTGTGTGCGGGAGGTTCCGCTAACTTCTCGGAGCGACTCGATGAAGTTGCGATGAATTATAGCTTTCTGCTTTAAAATTACAATAGGCAATAGCAATATTTTTGCAAAAAAAATATCAGTCACATACTAAGTCTGTGATTTTGCGAAGAATTATTTTTTGTTCTTCAGTCAAAACAGACTGTTTTTGTGTGCATGGTGGCTTCATTGGCCCGCGTCCAGTGCCTAACCATTCGAGGCATACATTTAAAACAAAGCAAATTTCTATCAATTTCTCTAACCCTGGCATCTTTATTCCGTTCATCCATTCACTAACCGTTGCCTGACTAACCCCAAAGGCTTTAGCCATATCTGTCTGTTTTGGTTTATCTGTATTCCAGTGGTTCTTGCACGCGGATAAAAGCCTTTTAGAGAACTCTTGTTTTATATCCACGTTGCAATAATGCCACAAATTAATATTGCAATTGCCTGTTGTAACTGGTTCACAATCGGCTATAATTATGTCCATGGAAACACTCAAATTAATCAAAGGCGATAAAACACAGCTTGAACTAGCCGCGTTACTTGGCGTTAGTCAAGCCACCATTAGCGACTGGATGCACGGAACTAAGCGCCCGCGTCCAGTGCATTGTAAAAAAATGGCTGAGTTGTCAGGTAAACCATTGGGCACGATCTTTGTAGAGTTTTATCAATGAACGACTGCGAACTAAAAGCCAAGGTATCAGAGAAAACGCATGATTGAAAAACGCGATTCCACCATATCGTTTACAGCTCCAACCAGCTTAAAAAGAAAGCTGATCGGATTGGCTGAGATGGAAGGTGTTACAGCTTCTGAATATATCGAAAGATTAATCATTGCTCATGTCTCCGAAAAAGAGGCAGAGGCTAGATTACTTGTGGAAGCTCTCGGAATACATATAAATAATATTTAGGTTATTTGTGATTACTCAAAATTATTTAAAAGAGTGCGTTTCATACAACGAAGAAACTGGGATTTTTGTATGGAACGAAAGACCTTTAAGCCATTTTAAAAGCTTTGGCGATCAAAAAACTTGGAATAAAAGATGGGCTGGCAAGATTTGCGGCACTAGATTGAAGGCTGCTAATAAGTTTTACAGGCAAATGACCATTTCAAGCAAATGGTACACGCTGCATAGACTGGCTTTTTTATATGTGAAAGGGTTTTTCCCAAGTCACGAGGTTGACCATATAAACGGCAATGGAGAGGACAATTCTTTTAATAACTTAAGAGAAGTTTCAAGGCTTGAAAATAATAGAAATCTTTCTTTAAAGAAAAGCAATACAACTGGAATTTGTGGCGTTTCCTTTGATAAAAGGCTTAATAAATATCGTGCATATATAAATCTAAATTACAAACAGATTTCTCTTGGTTATTTTGATGATATTTCAAAAGCTATAGATGCCAGGAAAAACGCAAATTTAATATACGGATATCACGAGAATCATGGTCGTTTAAATCCGAATTAAGACTTATAAAAAAACTTGACCCTGCTTATGTGCGCTAACGAACAGACAAAATGAATAACGTCATCAACATCAAATCAGCGCCAAAAACCAACCTTGATTATGCCTTGGCGTATGCGGCTATCGGTTGGCATGTCATGCCGGTTTGGTGGGTTAAAGATGACTTGAGTTGTGCATGTGGCAAATCTGATTGCAAGAATGTAGGTAAGCATCCTTTAACTGCGGGCGGTCAAAACGATGCTACAACCGATGAAAAAACGATCCGCGCATGGTGGGGGCGTTATCCGAATCTCAATATTGGTATTTTCCTCGCTCCAAGTCATTTGGTGGCGGTTGATATTGACCCTCGTAATGGTGGTCATGAAACCATTGAAACGCTAGAAGATAAGCACGGCAAGATATTTAGCGATGTAATGCAGTTTACTGGGGGTGGTGGTGAGCATCGTATCTTCACACTCCCACAAGGTTTACAAAATCTGCCGGGTTCTTTAGGTGCTGGTATAGATTTAAAGTTGAACGGTTACATTTTGGTTGAGCCGTCCAATCATGCCAGTGGTGGCGTGTATGAATTTGAAGGCTCAAGCGATCCTTTAGATGGTGTTGCACCTTCTCCACTTCCTGATTTTATCCGTGACCTTTCATTTAATAGAGAGCAAGGCGATAGATTTGCTTTTACTAGTCGTTATGTCACTGATGAGCAAATACTGGATTTGAGATCCGCTCTAACTGTTATTGATGCTGATGATCGTGATACATGGGTAAGAGTCGGAAACGCACTTAAAACCATTGGCGCGGCTGGCTGGAATCTGTTTCTTGAGTATTCAGAAAAATCAGACAAGTTTAACTATCACGATCAGCGCAGGGTTTGGGCTTCATTCAAACCTCACTCAATCAATTTTGAAACAGTATTTCATATTGCTCAAGAATCCGGGTGGGTAAACATGCCCACTAAGGTTGAATCCATTATTGATTTGTCACTGTTTCAGCCGAAGCCAGCACAGGCAACAGAATTGAACAGGCTCCCAGGCATACTGGGAGAGATTGAAGATTACTACAATGCGACTGCCTACATCCCACAACCACAATTTGCACAGCAAACAGCTTTAGCTATTGTGTCTACTATGTTGGGCCGCAGATTCAAAACCGAGTATGACGATTACTCTAGTTTGTACTTTGCCTGCATAGCGCCTTCAGCTTGCGGAAAAGAGCATGTAAAAACCGTGGCCGGTGATGTTTTTTCGGCGTGTGAAAAAGACTTTTTAGCTGGTGATGGGTACACCTCTGCTGGTGGCGTTATTTCAGCTCTTAAAGAGAGGCCATGCCATTTATCAATTATTGATGAGCTTGGCTTATACCTGGAAGCCAGCAATAACAAGAACAACCATATAGGACGCACGGCCAATACGCTGTTGATGGAGTGCATAGGTCGG